CTAAGATACGGTACATGGCGTAACTCCCTGCAATGAGTGTAGCACTCTTAGGTATTACCCTTTGAGATTTTGTAGGCGCCAAGAGGCGCGTTACCTACGGTCCTCAAAACATGAGGTACCGGACTGACGCGTGTATCTTCCCGTGTGACCAACAGTCACATAGGTTGACGAACGGCGTAGGCGACGTCCCGAGATTTTACTCCGGAACGTTATGATTGGTCGATCTTCCTCGGTGATTAGAGGTTGATCATCCCCTGTCACCCCAACTTGCTCCTCGATGAAGAGGGCTAGGGGACTTGGGAGCTCTTGGAAACCTTGCCACTGATGACTTTCAAAATCACCTGGCAAAGCACTTCCACGAAGGCGAGCCCTAAGATACGGTACATGGCGTAACTCCTTTCTTCTATCAGACACCAGCCTGAGAAAAGAAAAGCGATACACGCCATGGCCGAGAAACTTAGGTCGCGCGCACTTCACGGACTGGAGAAAATACCAGTACCCGAGAGATGGACACTTGATCCCAGCATCGTCAGGATAGGATCCAGGGATGATTTTACATTTCCCTGTAACCCCTTCCAATTCCGATGTTAGGTATGCAAGCGTCCTGCCAATCTCATACTCAGACCAGCGTGCCAACAGACCGTTGACATACTTGTAGAGTATGGCCTCGTAAGCTTTTGGGCTCACGGATGCCGACCCATTCTGTGGCTGGAATGGGCGAACGTCCACCCCGTGGTAGTAATCACCACCACAGGACTCCCTGAAATGACCTTCCGAGAACGTTTTCTCAACGTTCAACACAAAGCCAAACTGCTGAAAATACTTGACAACTCCTGGATGCATGCGCGATGAATAAATCATATCGTCACCATACACTGAAATCGTCTGGCGAAACGAGCGATGGAACATAATTTGCTCGATAGCCTTCAGCAATGCCAGGAAGACCAACGTTTGCAACGGGAACGTATACCCAATTCCCATCGTGCAGAAAGTCAAGCTTTCCACACTCAGGTTACCAGGTAACACAACTTGACCGATGCGAGATTGGAGTAAGATAGCTGTCCAATCTGCAGGGAAAAGTCGTTTCACGAGCGCAATCGAAATACTATCCGAAGCGCTTGAGAGGTCCGCAGTCGTATGCATACCATGCACAGACGCAAGACAGGCCATGTTCCGGTGCCTCATTTGAAGAGTCCGGATATCATAGCCTTCCCGTCGCAGCCGTTTCCGCATCATCTCGCCTAAACCATAGCTCATATAAGAGCCAATAGTGGTATTCGGCATGATTGCACGGAACGACTTGAACGTTTTGGGGACTAACGTCAGTTTCAGTGAACTCGTCGGCTGGTAGGTAGATCGTGAGTCGTTATTCTGCTCCCGATCACTTTCCTTCTGAGACGCCCAAT